TGGGGATCAAGTACACCAGACTGGAGCCGGAAAACCCGTTCCTGTTTGATATGCTGGAAAGGCCGGTTTGCAGTAAGCAGAAAGGCACACACCAAGGTTATGGCTGGTGTGGCGGCCTCTGCCGCTGGGGAACCACGGGGAAGCTGAAAGCCATAGACAGGTACGCGGAGGCGCGGGACGCTATGGTTTACGTTGGCATAGCTGCCGACGAAACGCCGCGACTGGAAAAAGAACGGAAGCCGTATAAACTGCACCCGCTGGCGGAGTGGGGCATGCCGGAAGCCGACGCCATGGCATATTGCTATGAAAACGGGTTTTCGTGGCTGGAGGGCACGATCCGCCTTTATGACGTGCTGGACCGTGTTTCGTGCTGGTGCTGCTGCAACAAGAACCTGCGGGAACTGCGGAATATGTATATTTACCTGCCGGAATACTGGGAGCGCCTGAAAGACCTGCAACGGAAAATAGACAGGCCAATGAAAGGCTATTACAAAGGCAAGCCGCGCGGCGTGTTTGAACTGGAACAACGGTTCCGCGCAGAATTGGAACAGGAGGCAAGAGCATGAGTAAAGCTGTTTTGATCAGCATTCGCCCGGAGTGGTGTGAGAAGATCATGAGCGGGCAGAAGACCATTGAGGTGCGCAAGACGCGCCCGAAGATGGATACGCCGTTTAAGTGCTACATCTACAAATGCGGAAACGGCAAAGTCATCGGCGAGTTTGTATGCGACGACATTTTTGAAAGGATCGTCAGAGTAGGAGCAATCTGTGATCCGCCGAAATATTGCATCTGCGATTGGAACATGGACTGCACACCACTTGATACGCTTCTTGCAGATGCCTGCCTGACAAAAGACGAGTTGGAGAAGTATCTGGACGGCGGCGTCGGCTACGGATGGCACATTTCCGACCTCAGAATTTACGACACCCCGCGCGATCTGCGGGAATTTTACGCTGTGCCAAATGAGGTAGAGGTAGCGCTCAAGGCAAAACCCAAGCCGATCACCCGCCCGCCGCAGAGCTGGCGGTATGTGGAGGAAGAGTTATGGAGCGACTGACTAAATGGAACGAATCATCGTATAAACACGCCTATTACCCGCGCTGCTTTAAAGAACCGTGCTACGGCAGAGGGTGCAAAATTAAGGATTGCCCGTTTGAAATAGCGGTGTGTGAGCGACTCGCAGCCTACGAGGACACGGGGCTGACGCCGGAGGAAATCAAGGCTCCGTTTACGGAGGATACGATGATAAATCTGGCAGCGCAGGCGCTGGGCGTGGAGCCTAGCCGCCTCCGCGAGCTTGCCGAGGCCGACAAGGACGGGCGCGTGGCCGTGCTGCCGTGCAAGGTGGGCGACGGGCTTTGGACATTCTGTAGTCACCCGGTCGAGCAAGTTTACAGTTTTACTGTGACAGATATAAGCACGCTTAATGGGAGAACTCTGCTGAACACATCACGCTGCGGCGTTATGGATGCACGTGATGTCGGCAAGACGGTTTTCCTCACCCGCGAGGAGGCCAAAAAGGCGCTGCAGGAAATGGAGGGCAAGGCATGAGCGACCCGGGAGTAATCCGTGGGACGATTAACGGACAGGAAAAGTATTGCAGAATCCCAATCCGTAGCCGCCTGTATGAATCCGTGATGGAAGATAATACGACGGAGCTTTCCTCGGAGGCGATTCTCGCCATGCCACATGACAAGGCGGCTGCGGTGATTGATGCAATTATGGCGGACTGGCTCTACTGGCTCAAGAGAGCCGGGGAGCTGTGGGTGCTGACGCACAATTCCGCCGAGGAAACGGAGGGCAAGAAGGATGGCTGAACTGAAACCGTGCCCGTTCTGCGGCGGTGAAGTTAGCATTGTTTTGTGCGATGACGAAGGGAATCTGCATGATGAGTCATATAGAGAACGTCCCTATAGTGGGCTTGGCTTTATGCTTCACCATGCTCACGAGGACAACCCGGAATGCCCGATTGCAAGCTATGAGTGCGATGGCGGGATTTTGGGTGGTGTGTATATTTACGACACGGAAGAACAAGCCGTTGAGGCATGGAACAGCAGGGTAAATGAGGAAAGAATGTTAGATTTTCCAGTAAAATACACCGAAATATGCGCGTTGTACCATTTTTGCGTCGATCTTGGAATCAAATGCACGATAGAGCGCCTGCACGACGGCTATGCAGTGCGTTTCCCGGACGGAAGTGACTTCGCACAGCATCATGGCACATATGGCGGGACGGAAGGATGCGTTGAACCGGCTATCGGGGACTCCGAATTTGACTATACTGCAGTCGGTTTGAACCTCGCGAAGGATCTCGTGAAGAAACACAAAGGCAAATTGGAGGCCGACCATGCCTGACAAATACATCAGCTGCGAGGCGGCACTTATGAAACTAATGCAGGACGGGTGCAGCGCAAAAAACTTGCAATCCATCTCGGATATGCCCGCCGCCGACGTTGCGGTGGTGCGACATGGGCGGTGGATTCACCATGAAGACGGTGTATTCACTTGTAGTGAATGCGGCAACGCAGAATCTAACGACAGCTATTATTGCAGACTATGCGGGGCGAAGATGGATGGAGCTGCCGAATGAGCGGACTGCGGTTTGCTCGTGGGAGCGCGAAAGGAGGGAAGCTGATGCAGGATTGCTGCCTGACTTGCAAGAATCTGGAATACAGAAATAACTACGTTTATCCGTATCGGTGCTTGAAGCACAAGGCCGAACGGTTCTCCGAGGAAGAACTGGAACGGAGGTTCTTTTCCGGAGAGGAATGCAAAGACTTTGAACAAAGGAGGTGGCCCGATGGGAACGATACTGGCGATTGACCCCGGCAATATCAAATCTGGATATGTCATCGTTGAGCACGATGGCGAAGAAATTCGCCGCGTGCTGGAGGCCGGGAAGAAAGGTAACAATGAGCTGCTGCCGATGCTTGAGCGGAAGCTTTACGGGAACGGCCATGACGTTGCAATCGAGATGATCGCGGGCATGGGCATGACGGTAGGCCAAGAGGTTTTCGACACGTGCGTCTGGATCGGGCGGTTCTGGCAAACGATATTGTGGCAGACTGGATATGGGCCGACGCGGATATTCCGCCGCGAAGAAAAGCTGGATCTGTGCGGTTCGCTATCGGCAAAAGATGCAAACATCCGACAAGCTCTCGTCGACCGCTACGCGCCCGGCCAGCCGAATTTCGGCAAGGGCACAAAGAAGAACCCCGGCTTCTTCTACGGCTTCTCTGCGGATATGTGGGCGGCGATGGCTGTCGCCGTGACGTATTTCGATAAGTACATAAGGGGGGTAAAGCTGTAAGTGAAAAAATTTGTTGAAATGCTGCTTTTATTTGCGGCTGCCGTGTTTGTTTCGCTTTTGATAAGAGAAGCGATTCTCAATTCGGATCTGCCGGATTATATCAAGTTTTGCACGCTGACGGAATGGGAGAAGGCAAAATGGATTTCCGGGTGGAGGCCATGAGCAAGACGCAGCGAAAGCCACCAAGACCGCCGATGCAGCTGACGTGCGATGCCTGCGGGAATACGTTTATGCGCGCACCGTCGAAGTACAAGTCAAAATACAATTTTTGCAGCGAAGCGTGCGCATGGACGGCACATAGGGAAGCTGTGATGGGCCGGGCGGAGCGCGTGCGGATCCTGATCACGCGCTCGATCCCGGTATACCCGGAAATGCAGCCCGTTCGCGGGCGGATCTATCCTGCCGAGAAATACAAATACAGGACAAATCGGACGGGCTACGTCGTTGCGGTAAACGGCAAGCGCGTATGTGTGAGGGTGGACGAATGCAGGGAAATCTAGGGCTTACACCGGTGCAGGCTCCGTGCAAGGGCTGCGCGGACAGGCATACCGGCTGTCACACGGACTGCGCCCGATACATAGCGTTCCGCCGGGAGGCGGACAGATACAAGCAGGAGCAATCGAAGGACGCAGCGAGATATGCAACGACACGGGGCTGTATGCGGACGCTGCACGATGCGAACCGCGCAAAGCGCGAAGGGAGGCAACATTACTGATGAGCACGCCGCGATACGGCTGGTGGGCCTATGCAAAATGGATGATCCGCAGCTATAAGGGCGGCGGGCTGATGACGAAGGCCGAGCGCGCTGCCGTTGCGGATGCAATCGCGGAGACGGAACAGCTCGTTGACGGCGCGGAGCGACTCCGGCTCATAGATTTGGTTCTTTGGAAGCGAACGCATACCCTGCAGGGCGCTGCAATGGCGGTTTATGTATCCGAGCGCACCGCGCAGGAATGGCACAGGCAATTTATTCGCCTTGTGGGGCAAAAAAGAGGGCTTTTATGAAAAAGTCTGCGTCCCAGAGCCAAATTTAACATTTACTATAAGGGCGTAGAGATCAACTCTACGCCCTTCTTCATCGGCACCGCAGCGTTCTGCGGAAACCTCCTCCTCCTGTTCTCGTGTTCTCCGGTGTGAATAAATATATTTATTCACACACGGAGACACGAGAACGAAAGAATGAGGCAGAAAGGAGCGGCTATGGCGAGTTTGCGCGCCCTTGCACACAAGCTGCAAACAGCGCTCTTGTACAACGGAATCAAAATAAAAATCAATCAAATGCAGACCTATTCCGCGAAAAATGACAGGATGGTGACGAAATACATGGTTTACGAATATCGACCTGATGAAAAGCCGAAGAACGTCACTTTGCTGGAAACGTACCAGATTGCGGATGTGGTGAAACTGCTGGCCGGACTTTACAGCGATGGCGGATGAAAAGCTTACGCCGAAGCAGAGACGATTCTGCGAAGAATATCTGAAATCCGGGAACGCGACAGAAGCAGCGAAAAAGGCCGGGTACAAAGAAACATCATGCAGAGTGATTGCGGCAGAAAACCTATCAAAACCAGCTATTTCTGCGTATATAAAGCGCAGGCTGGACGAACAGGAAGCGGCGCAGGTTGCGGATTCAAACGAAATTCTGAAATTTTACACTGCGGTCATGCGCGGTGAGATCAAAGACCAGTTCGGCATGGACGCATCTCTATCCGACCGGCTGAAAGCCGGTGACAGCCTTATGAAACGCTACGCAGCTGCTTCCGACCGCAACAGGACGACAATGGAGAAGCTTGATTCGATGCTGAAGGAGTTCCAAGATGCTGTTAAGTCCGAAACAACGTGAATTTGTAAAATACGGGACGCATCGATGGAATTTCAAGGGCGGAGCCACCAGAAGCGGGAAGACTTACCTCGATTTTCGATGGATCATACCGATCCGGATTCGTGAGCGAATTGGAAAAGATGGTCTGGCTGTCATTCTCGGCGTAACAAAATCCACGATTGAGCGAAATGTGCTGGAGCCGATGCGGAATCTGTACGGCGATATGCTTGTCGGCACGATTTCCAGTGATAACACGGCATGGATATTCGGAGAGAAATGTTACTGTCTCGGCGCCGAGAAGGTTTCCCAGGTTTCCAAGATTCGCGGTGCGTCGATTAAATATTGCTATGGGGACGAAGTAGCTGATTGGTCGGAAGAAGTATTCGCACTGCTGAAAAGCCGCCTTGACAAAGAGTATTCTTGCTTTGATGGGACGTTCAATCCGCAATATCCTGACCACTGGCTGAAAAAATTCCTCGATAGCAACGCTGATATTTTCAGCCAGACATATACGATCGACGACAATCCGTTCCTGCCGGAATCTTTTAAAGAAAATCTGAAAAAAGAATACGAAGGGACGGTTTATTACGACCGCTACATTCTCGGCCTCTGGAGAATCGCCGAGGGTCTGGTTTACCCAATGTTTGATCGGGCCAGAAACGTCACGAGTGAGCGGGGCGGGCCGGGGCGGTACTGGATCTCATCGGACTACGGCACACAGAACCCTACCGTCTTTGCATTGTGGCGGGAATATGGCGGCAAGGCCGTCATGGAGAAAGAATATTACCACAGCGGGCGCGAGAGCGGGCGGCAGAAGACTGACGAAGAATATTATCAGGATTTAGAGGCATTCGCGGACGGATACCGCATTGAGCGTGTCGTGCTCGACCCATCGGCAGCGTCCTTTGCCGAGTGCATCCGGCGGCACGGAAAGTTTTCTGTATGGAAAGCAAACAACGCCGTGCTGGACGGCATTCGCTTCACGGGGGCCTGCATCAAAAGCGGCATAATCAAATTCCATGAGAGTTGCAAAAACGCGTTTCGGGAATTTGGCCTTTATAGATGGGACAAAGACGCAGGAGAAGACCGCGTGATAAAAGAAAACGACCACGTGTGCGATAGTATCCGCTATTTTTGCATGACCGTTTTGAGGAGAGAAATCAAGAAATGAGCCTTTTGACAAACATTCGAGGGTGGTTCCGGAATATGCTTTTCCCGCAGGCGGTGGCCGAGCGGGAATTCGGCGTATCTCCGGCAGTCAGCCAGAAGATGGAGCAGAATATAAGCCTCTGGTACGCGATGTTTATTGGAAATCCACCCTGGCAGACGTGCGATGTCATTGCTGTCGGGCTTCCGGCGGCGATCTGCCGGGAGATCGCGCGACCGACGCTGGCCGAGCTGACGGCTAACATCACCGGCAGCGCCCGTGCGGATTATCTGAAAGACTGCTTTGAGCGGGCGGAAGAGAATTTTCACAGCGCCTTAGAACTGGGGCTTGCGCTCGGCGGCGTGGCATTTAAGCCGTATATCTACGGTGAGCAGCTGCTGGTCGACGTGACCGGCGCGGCGGCGTTCCAGCCGACGAAATTTGACCCTGCCGGGCGCTGCATCGGAGGCGTCTTCCGGGACAAGCCCGCGAAAGTGGGCGGGAAGTATTATATCCGCCTCGAATCGCACGAGCTGGACGGCACGACCTATACGATCCGCAATAAAGCATATTACAGCGACACCTCCGGCACGGTCGGCGCGGAAGCACCCCTGAATGCCGTCCCAGAATGGGCGGACATTCAGCCGGAAATCACGATCCAGAATATGAGCGGGCCGCTCTTCGCGTACTTCCGACCGCCTGCGGCCAACACAACGGACGCAAACAGCCCCTGCGGAATGTCCGTCTACGGAGACGCGGCTACTGTGCAGCTGATCAAGCAGGCCGATGAGCAGTGGGAGCGCCTGCGCTGGGAATATCGCTCCAGCGAGCGCAAAGTCCTGATGGATGGCACGAGTTCGACTGCGGATATGTTCAACAAGCGTATGTTTGAACTGGGACCGTTCTCCCCTAGCGGCGAATTCTTTCAGTACATCGAGCCGCAGATCCGCGACGAAGCAATCTACCGAGGTTTCCAGAATACGCTTCGCCGTATCGAGTTCAACGTCGGATTGGCTTATGGAGATATTTCCGATCCGCAGACCATCGAGAAGACGGCGACGGAGATACGCAACAGTAAGCAGCGCAAATATGTGCTGATCGGCAGCATTCAAACGGCGCTTGAACATACGTTTGACAGTCTGCTCTACGCGCTCGATACATACGCGACGCTCTACAACCTTGCGCCTGCCGGGACGTACAGCACTGATTACAGCTGGGGCGATTCCATCCTTGACGACGCTGAGAAGAAGGAACAAGAGCGGGCAAACGACCGGCTTGACCTCGCTGATGGAATTCTGAACCACTGGGAATACCGCGCAAAATGGTACGGCGAGGACGAAGCGACTGCAAAGGCAATGCTGCCGCGGGCGCAGGACATGGTAACTGAACAGCAACAGGAGGTAGAGTAATGGGCGGTAGAGGCGGAACTGGCGCGGGGGGAGGAAGAGCCGGTGTAGGAGGCGGGACTGCAAACTCCAGCGCAACTATCCCTACGGAGCAAAGAATTAGGGTGCCGTATTCGGAATACAAGGATGTATACGAGAAAGAATCGCACAAGGTATATTATTCTTATGATTCCCAAAATAAAACAATCGAAATAGATATAAACCCACGAATATACGAGATAGCCAAAATCATGCCGGATAGCTTTTACCAGCAGCTGTTGGATGGGTACAAAACGGGCATAAAGGCAGATAGCAAAGAGGGGAAGAAACAAAAAGCGTTCTATGCGCGAGTTGTGTATGATCGTTACAGGAAGATTGCAAGCAAGGGCGGGGCGATGAAAAAGGAAGCTCCAGAGTGGCAGAAAAAAGCATTTAATATAGCTGTCCACGGGAAGAAATGATTAATTTTGAGAATCTCGATAAATTTGCATTTCCCGGTGTCGGGAAGTACGGAATTCCTCAGATCGAGCCAATTAAGATATATCCGCAAGGCGAATTTATTCCGGTGAATTATCACTATGCGGAGAAAGAACCTGCAAGAAAGATCGTGCATTTCTTCGTGGACGATTATCAGTTTATCCGCCACTGGAACACACCGGACAAGTACATTCCGAAGCTGTTGCAGTTTGCAGCGGTATGCGCGCCTGATTTTTCCACATACACAGATATGCCGCTTGCAATGCAGGTATACAATCACTATCGTAAACACTGGCTTGCGGCATACTGGCAGCTCCACGGAATGACGGTTTATCCGACAATCTCATGGAGCGATGAGAGCAGCTATGACTGGTGCTTTGACGGGGAACCTGTCGGTGGTGTTGTTGCGGTTTCCTCGGTGGGAACGCAGGCAAACGCTGAAAGCAAGCGCCTGTTCCTGCGCGGCTACGAAGAAATGATGAAACGGCTATCCCCGGAATGGGTGATCTTCTACGGCAGAGTGCCGGAAGAATGCGACTGGAACGTGATACGGGTAAAGCCGCATTACGACGATATTGTGAAACGGAGAAGGGCGGTGATCGGATGAAGTACCCTTTTTAGCCCAGAACTATTAGACGCCATCCCGGAAGAGATTGCAGAGCTGTTCCGGACGCTGGAAGATACGCTGCTGGATGAGGTTTGTTCCCGGCTTAAAATTGCGGATCAGCTGAACGAAGTCACAGTGCAGGATATCCGGGCGCTGCGGTCACACGGCATCGCCCTTAAGAAAATCAGAAAGGAGATCCAGAAGACGGCGGATATCAGCGAGGAAAAGCTGAACAAGCTGCTGGACGACGTTGTAGAGCGAAATCAGCGCTATTACAACGGCCTTATCACGCTGGCCGATGTGACAAAGCCTGACCGGCTGGTAGACGCCTCCGATATCGACGCGATCCGCAGGCAGACGCTCGGAGAATTCCGAAATCTGACGCAATCTTTGGGGTTTTTAGTGGACAATGGCCAGAGAATGCTTCCGCCTGCGCAAGCATATCAGTGGGCCTTAAATTCGTCAACGCTGCAAATTCAGAGCGGGGCGATCAGCTATAATCAGGCGATTGCCAACGCCGTCAAGCAGCTGGCAGAGAGCGGAATCAAAGTCGTAGACTATGAGAGCGGTCACACAGATCAAATCGACGTGGCCGCCCGCCGGGCCGTTATGACGGGCGTGGCGCAAATCTGCGACAAGTATTCCGACCAGTCGGCGGAATATCTGGATACCCGGTATTTTGAGATCACAGCCCACTCCGGCGCACGAGACAAGACCGGCCCGTCCCCGTGGTCGAGCCACAAGGATTGGCAAGGGAAAATTTATTATAAAAGCGAAAACGGAGAGCCTGACCCGCTTGGGCAGTACAAGGATCTCGTGGAGACGACCGGCTACGGCTATGTAGACGGCCTGACCGGAGCAAATTGCCGCCACTACAAACACGCATTTCTCCCCGGCATTATGGAGCCTACCTATTCCGAAGAGCAGCTGGAGCACATCGACGACGGCCTCGGCTGTGAGTTCGACGGGAAGAAATATACTGCATATGAAGCAACCCAGATGCAGCGCAGGCTTGAGCGGGAAATCATAAAGCAAAAAAAGCTGAAAAAAGCCTACAAAGCATCAGGCCAAAAGGATAAGGAGACTGCCGCAACAGCCAAGCTGCGCCGCCTGAACACGAAATACCATGATTTTAGCAAGGCCGCAGGGCTGCCAGAGCAGCCGGAGAGAATGAAGGTGTTATATGATTGACGAAAAACTGAAAGCCGCCATTGAGCGGGCGCTTGCCGCCGGGTTCCGCGTTCAGCTGAAGCGCATGAAGGACGGAACAGTCAAGGCGCAGATCATCAAGGCGGAAGAGCTGAAAAAGTAATACAGATACCGCAGCACAATCGAGTGCGCGGAATGGCACGATGAGCCAACTACTGAGATTTTCTTAGTGGTTGGCTCTTTTTGTTTCGGTAAAAACCGCATGAGCGGGGTTTATACAAAAAATTGGCTATCTGCAAGCCTAAAAGTGCAGGCGGGAGGTCATGGCGACGACCTAAAAAGCCTATCCCGTAAGGAGAAACCATGAAAAAAGAAGAATTGCTGAGCATTGGCCTGACAGAGGAGCAGGCAGACAAGGTTTTTGCCATGAACGGCAAGGACATTGAGAAGCACAAAAAGGCCGCAGAGGACGCAAAGGCGGACAAAGAGGCCGTGGAAAAGCAACTGGAAGACCGCAACAAGGACATCGAAGACCTGAGGAAGTCCAGCGGGGACGCTGAGAGCGTTCGCAAGCAACTCGAAGACCTTCAGGGCCGGTACACCAAGGAAACCGAAGATTACAAGGCGCAGCTGGCAAGCCGGGACTACGCCGACGCCATGAACCGCGCGATTACGGCCAAGGGCGTCAAGTTCTCCTCCAAAGCCGCCGAGAAAGCCTACCTTGCAGACCTCAAGGAGAAACACCTTGAACTGAAAGACGGCGAGCTGACCGGCTTCGACGAGTGGCACAAGGCTCAGCTCGAAGCAGATCCGACTGCGTTTCAGGCAGATAAGCCCACGCCCACATTCGTCAAGCCCGTCGGCCAGGGCGGCGCACCGGCGGCAAAGAGCAAGGGCGCAATGTACGCGCAGCAGTTCAACGCGCAGTTTGCGCAGACACCAAACAAGGAGTGATTTGAAAAATGTCTATCGTTGTAAACACAAAAGCAGAAGTCAGGCCGAATTTCCTCGAAAGCGAAGTCGGCCTCGTCCTGAAAACCCGTGAAATCCCCGCGTCGATGGGCCTGCAGGACGGCAAGTACAAGATCGTCAAGGCAGGCACGCCGTTCCCGTCCGACAATTCGAACGCCGTCGGCCTCGTATTTGAGGACATCGACGTGACGGACGGCAATATGCCCGGCTCCGTGATGGTCGCGGGCCGTGTGCTGGCAGACCGCCTGTCGCTGGCCTCCGCAGCAAAGACCGCGCTGTCCGGCAAGGGCTTCACATTTGTTGATGCGCCGGAGATCACGCGCGGCTATACCGTGACCTACGACAAAAACGACGGCAGCGGCACGCCGCCCGTCGACGAGAACGTCTACACAGAGGGCTCCTATGCCGACGTCTCGACCGAATACCCGTTGACCAAGAGCGGCAACACCCAGACCGGCTGGAGCACGTCTAAGGGCGGCGCTGCCGTCTCCAAGGTCGAAATGACCGGCAATGTGACCCTGTACCCCGTGTGGACTACGGCCTAAAGAAGGAGGAAAAACACCATGCCTGACATTCTTGAACTGATTTCCGACGCTGACCGTCTGGATTTCTCGCAGAACATTTCCGTCGCGCGCCCGGCCTACCTCGGAGACCGGCTGTTCCCGGATCAGAAAACCGAAAGCCTCAAGGCCGAGTACCTGCGCCTCGCAAACGGCGCACAGATCCCCACGATGGCGACCGTCCACGCCTTTGACACCGAGGCTGAGATCGCCACGCGGCCGGCACTCGAAAAGACTGAGGTCGAAAAACTGTTTATCAAGCGCAAGATCAACCAGTCCGAGCGGGTGCAGCTGCTCAACGAAAACGGCGTATATGCCGACAGCGCGATCGTGAGCTATGTCTTTGACGATATGCGCCTGATGGCCGATGCAGTCAAGGTCAGAACCGAGGTCGCGAAAATGGAAGTTATCGCGACCGGCAAGATGACCATCAAGGAAAACAATCTCAACATGACCGTCGATTACGGCGTTCCGTCCGCAAACACCGGCTTCAAGATCGACTTCGGCGCAGATGCTGATATCGTCGGCCAGCTTCAGGCCATCGCGGATCAGGCGGCGGCCTCCGGCCACGCCCTGAGCGAAATGGTCGTCGGTACGAAGATCCTGCGCAAACTCGCGTCCAACAAGGGCATTCAGACCCTCGTATACGGTACGGTCGGCGCTGGTACATACGTCACCACCGAGAAGCTGCGCAGCCTCTTTACCGAGCTGTTCGGCTTCGGCCAGATCACGACCAACGACCAGCGCTATAAGGCGCAGGCCGCAAACGGCGCGGAAAAGACGCATCGATTCTTCCCGGAGGACAAGGTTGCGTTCCTGTCCAACGGCACGGCCAATTCCTTCGGCGTTGGCCTGTGGGGCGTGACGCCGGAAGAAAAGGGCTATGGCCCGTACACCGACAAGAGTGCACAGCAGTATATCACGATCACCCAGTGGGAAACGCCTGACCCGAAGACCACCTGGACAAAGGCAAGCGGCCTGTTTATTCCGGTCGTGCCCGATCCTTACGGCCTGTTTATTGGCGCGGACGTCAGCAAGTAAAATCGAGCCTCCGCGCCTGCATGACGGGCGCGGAGGCTGACCGGAAGGAGGGCGCAGCATGATCTACGCCGATTATGAGTTTTACGCGACCGTGTACCGTGGGACGGCGCTGGACGAAGAGCAATTCTGCGGCCTCGCCCGCAAGGCGTCGGCTTATGTCGATTACATCACCATGAGCCGCGCGCGCTCCGCCGCCGGGGATAAGCTCGAAGCAGTCCAGAACTGCGTCTGCGCGCTGGCCGAGCTGGAGCAGGACGCCGGGAAGCTGGACAGCCTCGTCTACACGACCGACAGGCCGGTATCGAGTGAGACGGTAGGCGGCTGGTCGCGCAGCTTTGGCTCACGCAATCTGTCGCAGGCAGATATGCAGCGGACAGAGACGCGCCGCCGGGAGATCGTGCTGGCGTACCTCGGGCCGACTGGATTACTCAAAGCAAGGGGGTATGGGCCGTGTCCATGTTCCCCCACACCGTAACCATCTACAACGTCTCGCAGGAGACAGACCCGGCGACATTCAAGGATGTGGAGAAGACCTATATCACAGTCCTGCGCGGCGTTCTGCTGGAAGCCTCCAAGGCGGCCAATGTCCGCCAGAGCGGGCTTGAGGGCGCGGATGCGGTGAATCTTTACATCCCGTTCTCTACGCCCGCCGTAGACGGCGTGACAGACACAGAAAAGCGCTACGTCAGCCCGCAGGAATTCTGGCGGGCAGCCGATAAAAGCGGAATCTGGACGCTCTCCACGGACGGCAACGGCGGAACGACATTCTTTATCAAGGGCGAAGTCGTGGAGCCGGACAAGACCGAGCAGGCGCTTGAAATGCTCTATGACGACGTTTACAAGGTCACAAAGGTCGATATGAAGGACTTCGGAAGCCAGGACATGAGACACTTCGAAGTCGGAGGGGCCTAATATGCTGAAATTCAGCGTAAAGGCAGACGGCTTTGATGAATTGCATGAGGCAATCGCGCAGGCGTGTACCAAAGCGGAGCATATTGTCGCACTTCAGGCAAGAAAGGACACAGCCCCGTATGTGCCATTCTTGACCGGTTCCCTCGACCGCAGAACACAGGTGGAAGGGAATGCGATTATCTATCCCGGCCCATACGCAAGGTTCCTGTACTACGGGAAAGTCATGGTAGACCCGGAGACCGGAAGCACCTACGCGCCGAAAGGCGGGACAAAGGTACTGACCGACAAAAATCTTGTGTTCAACACGTCAGGACACAATCAGGCGCAATCGCATTGGTTTGAGGCTTCAAAGGCCGAGAACCTCGACAAATGGATCCGTGTAGCGGATAAGGCGGTGAAGAATGGACTCTGAAAAGCAAAAAAGGCTGGTATCTGCGGAGGAAGAACAGGATATCTCCCGAAAGATGATGATCTGGGCAAATTCCTTCTCAGACGACGATATGCCGACCGCAACGATCAACTACGAATTCCTCGCCGCCGACTCGGCAAGCATGGCCCTGTCCGCCATTCAGGGCGCGTACATCACACGAAAATTCATCCTCGGCGGGCATGAGGCGGAATATCAATTCAAGATCATCGCCCGCATCAAGCCCGGAAACAGCAACGACAAGCGCCTGAAATGCGACGCCATGCTGAACCGCTTCGGGGATTGGGCCATGCAGAACCCGCCGGATTTGGGCGACGGGATGCGCGTCCGGCGCATGGAAGCTGTCAGCCGCTCGGCCCTGTTCGCCCGGTATGAGGACGGCACAGAGGATCATCAAATTCTAATGAAACTGACATATGAGGTGATTTAACTATGGCAGAAGTTACTTTTAATACCACGGCCGGTCAGACCATCGACCGGGAGCTGCTGATTGCATATCTGAACACCGGCGAGTCCTCAACGCCCGCCTGGGCGCCGTTCGGCACTCGCGTCACAGACTCCAGCATGGAGTATGACTGGCAGGAGGATTCCAGCAAGGATATCCTTGGAACGACCAGAACCACCATGAAGAAACCGATTATCACGCAGAGCTTTGACCCGTGCGACCTTGACGCGGGCGATGCGGCGTTGAAGAAGATCTGGGATCTGGCGGTCAAGCAGCAGAACGCAGCTGCGCTGGCGAATCAGGACGTGCTGATCGTCCATCATTATGCAGGAACGGCCAAGACGGCAGTCTTCGCGGAGCGCTACGACGCGTCTATGGTCAAGCCGTCCAGCCTCGGCGGCGAGGGCGGCGGCTCGGTAGGTATGCCCATCGACGTGACGCTCGGCGGCAAACGCACGACCGGCACGGCGGCGGTTGGCGCCAACGGGGCTATTACCTTCACGCCAGACGCAGCGTAAGGAGGAATCGCAATGCCTGAAATCAAATTTGAAACCGGTATCGTATCGTTCAAGCTGAACGACGCGGCGGAAGTCTCCTTCAACCCGACCGACAGCGCATTTGTCGAACAGATCTTCAACACCTTTGACGAGCTGGACAGGAAGCAGGAGGCGTATAAGGCCGAAGTCGACCACTGCGCGGACAAGAAGGAGATTTTCGCCATTGCCCGCCGCCGCGACGCGGAAATGCGGGACATGATCGACAACCTGTTTGCAAAGCCCGTATGCACGGCGCTTTTCGGCACCATGAACGTCTACGCGCTGGCAGACGGCCTGCCAGTATGGTGTAACCTCATGCTGGCCGTAATCGACCAGATCGACACGAGCTTCGCGGAAGAACAGCGAAAAACCAACCCGAGGATTGCGAAATACACAGCAAAATGGAAAAAGTGATCTGGGCGCTGCCGACCACGGTCGACGTGAACGGCACAACGTATCCGATCCAATCCGATTACCGCGCGGTTCTTGATATCCTCGTGGCCCTGACAGACAGAGGGCTGGACGAGCAGGACAAGGCGGAAGCGGCGCTGACCATCTTCTATCCCGACTTCGAAGAAATGCCCGTCAGCGACTATCAGGAAGCCCTGAACCAGTGCTTCCGCTTCATCGACCACGGGCAGGAGAATCGAGAGAAGAGAAAGCAGCCAGAGATCATGTCATGGGCGCAGGACTTTGATCTCTATATTGCGCCTATCAACCGAATCGCGGGCTGCGAGGTCAGGGCGCTGGAATACCTGCATTGGTATTCGTTTCTATCGTACTATCAAGAAATCGGAGATTGCCTGTATGCACAGGTGGTTTCTATCCGCGATAAAAAGGCCAGAGGGAAGAGCCTCGACAAACAGGAGAGGGATTTCTACCGGCGCAACCGGGATATCGTCGATCTGAAGACAACATACTCGGAGGCCGAAGCCGACCTGCTTGCCGTATGGGGAGTCGGGACAAAAAACAGCCGCCCCGGTTAAGGGGCGGCAGCAGGAAAAACTTATTTTTTATACTCGAAAACGATTTCGCTACCCCAGAAGCTTGGAGAGAATCGAATCTCGATCTCACTCCAATCCTGCGGCGCTTCATATCCGACGACACCTTTCATTTTCTTCCCGGCGGCAATCGTGCCGTCAAGCTGCGGCTCGTCGGAACTCATCATGGCGGTGAGGCTGAGGCTGGTTGTATAGCCATCAATGTAGCTTTCGAATGAAAGCATGGTGCTGGACGCAATATCGCGGGATGAATTGTTTTCGATCTCGAATTCGCACAGAACAAAGACCTTTCCATCATCCGGCGAGACGTAATTTTGGCCGGAATTCTCGGTAACACTGAGCAACGTGACCGCCACGCCGTCTAGAACGACCTGATCCCCAACGCCAAATGTTTCAGGCCCGGAATCGGATTGCTGCGGCGGCTGCTGCGAAGAAGAAACTGAGGTTCCGACCTTTTCCGGCTTGGAGGACGATCCGCAGGAAGCAAAGGCCGCGCCAATAAAGACGAAAAGACAGAGGAATACGATTAAAGCCGTCAGGCAGCCGCTGGGGCGTTTCGCCTGCTTTTTGGTTTTTAGCCCGCCAACAACGTCAACGCGGTTCGAGGCGTTAATCTTGATGGTAAAAAACGCATTCTGTTGCCCTTCGGCAATGGTAAAGGATATGGTTTTATCCAGACGGCGATACCGGTAAAAAGAAAGTTCGTGCTGGCCCGGAGCGGCCACGGCTCGAAGTTCTTCACCATTTTTCAGCGTGCCGACATCACAGCCATCCAATGCAACGCCGACGGTCAGGCCAGAACCGTAAAAAGAATTGTACCGGCTGATTTGGATAATGCAATCACTCATATTTCTTCCCTCCTTACTTGGAAGATAACACAAATAATAACAAAAATCAACCGAAAAGGTGGTGAAAATATGGCAGATGGGAAAATTGTGGTCACCGTCGACGCGGACGCAAAAAAGGCGCAGAAGGAGCTTGATACGCTGTCCGCGAAAATCGACAAGATGGAAGCCAAGCTAAACGAGGACACCGGCACGCAGAGCGGGATAAAAAAGGAACTCGACGCAGCGCTTCAGGCCGCAAAGCAGACGGAAGACGCGCTGAAATCGCTCCGCTCGGAGGCTGACCGCCTTAAGGGCATCACGTCCGGAAGCGCTTCGGCTAATCCAGCGGAGTACATAGACGCTTATTCTCGGCAGGCGGAGGTTGCTGCGCAGATCAAAGAGCAGGAACAGCTGCTGGTGCAGCAAAACAAAACGGCGGAAAAGCTCGGGAGTCAATATGCAAAGATCACCGACAAGGTGATAAACCAGACCGCTGCGCTTGACGCTGCAAAGACCAAAGCCGGAGAGCTGGTGCAGCAGATCACAAATGCAAGCGGAGCCTCGGCTAAAATGGCGGAAGTATCGGCAAGCGTCGAAAAGAGCATGAACAAATTCGGAAGAAGATTAAGCGGGGTACTAAGGAGCGCGCTGATCTTTACCGTCCTGTCCCGCGGCCTTTCGCAGCTGCGCAGCTGGCTTAGCCAGACGATCATGCAGAATGAGGCGGCACGCGCGTCTATTGCACGCCTGAAAGCAGCCCTTTTGACGCTTGCGCAGCCGATCCTAGAAGTCGTGATTCCGGTTTTTGTGAAGCTGGTCAACATTCTGGCACAAGTCGTGACGGCAATCGCGAAGTTTTTCGGTATGCTATCCGGAAAGAGCTGGGGCGCGCAGGTTTCAGCAGCAAAGGGCCTGAATGCCGAAAAAGAAGCCCTTGAAGGGGTGGGCGCTGCCGCAGAAGACGCAAGCAAAAGCATGGCGGGCTTTGATGAAATCAACCAGATCACCAGTAATCAGGCGTCCGGCGGCGGCGGGACGAGCGGAGCAGGCGCTTCGAGCGGGATCACGCCGGATTTCTCCAATCTGGATCTTGCCGAAGACAAACTGAACGACATTCTTGGCATTGTCGGGGCAATCGCCGCAGGGCTCCTTGCGTGGAAGATCGCCAGTATGTTTACCGACGACCTCGGCAAGGTCGGCGGCATCGCGCTCGCTGCGGCTGGCGCGTTCGCGCTCGTCTATTTCTGGCTGGATGCGTGGAACAACGGAATCGACATGACAAACTTCCTCGGTATGCTCGGCGGTCTTGCGGCGCTTGCGGGTGGACTCGCCCTTGCGTTTGGGCCGACCGCTGCGGCAATCGCCCTAGTGGTAGGTGGCCTTGCGATGTTAGTCGTCGGGATCAAAGATGTGATCGAAAACGGATTTACGCTGGAAAACACTCTGACCATCATCGCCGGACTGCTTGCCGCCGGTATCGGGATCAGCATCCTTACGGGCAGCTGGATTCCGCTGCTGATCGCCGCAATTGCATCGATCCTTGTCGCACTTGTCTCTTTTACAGGGCATGGCGAGGAGCTGATCAACGGCCTGAAAGATGTTGTGTCCGGATTCGGAAAGTTTTTCAAGGGCATCTTTACCGGCGACATGAATCTAGCGTTAGAGGGCGCAAAGCAGATATGGAGCGGGCTGAAACAGACGTGGAACGCCGTCGTAAATTCCATCAGGGACGCATGGAGCGCGTTTGTCGATTGGTTAAAGCAAAAAAATCCGGCACTCGCCGCAATATTTGAGACAATTGGGAAAAAGTTTTCCGATCAGTACGAGGCGTGGAAAAAAATTCTGAAAGGCCTGATCACCTTCCTGACCGGCGTATTCACCGGAGATTGGAAGAAAGCGTGGAACGGCGTCCTTGACATTCTGAAAGGCGTCTGGAATCTCGTAATCGGCACAATAGAGGGCGGAATTAACTTCATCATCGACGGCATCAACCTACTGCTTTCGGCGCTGAATAAAATTCATTTCGAGATTCCGGATGGTGTACCGCTGGTTGGCGGGAAAACCATTGGAATCAACATTCCGCCAGTGTCGCGCGTCCAGCTCCCTCGTCTCGCCTCCGGCGCGGTCATCCCGCCGAACCGGGAATTCATGGCCGTCCTCGGCGACCAGAAGAGCGGGACGAACATCGAGACGCCGCTTTCCACGATGGTGCAGGCATTCAAACAGGCCATGATCGAGACCGGCGTAGCGGGAAGCAGACAAATGACGGTTATCTTCCAGCTTGACCGGCGTGAGCTTGGCCGCACGATCTATCAGCTGAACAACGAAGAGACGCAGCGCGTCGGCGTGAAGCTGGCGGGGGTGAAGACATGAGAAGCGCACTGAGCCTTGATGGCAAGGCGTATTACAATCTGCACGTCGTAAGCTGCAAGCGGTCGTTCTCCGTCCTAGACGGCGACAATGCCGGGCGCGTTATGACCGGCGCGATGACCCGTGATATTATCGGCACGTATTACAACTACAGCCTTGAAATTGATCCTGTATCGTCAGACCCGGAGGAATACGATGATTTTTATGAGAGCATTTCTGCCCCGGTCGACAGCCACGTGCTGACCGTCCCATATGCGCAGGGGACTATGACCTTTGACGCCTATGTAGCAAACGGCGACGATGAGCTCGCCGGGAGCTACGACGGGCGCAATGATTGGGGCAATCTGACGATCAATTTTGTCGCCATGAAGCCCAAGAGGACGCCGGTATGAGTGTACGCGTGATCTATGAGGACGTAGCGGTAGGCGCAGCAGCGGCGGCAAGCGTTGCAAGCACCGCTGCGCAGCCCTTCTCCGACCTTCCGGAACTGCCGTATGGCACAGAGTCGGTGATCGTCGCAACAAACGAGCTGAACCAGTGGGTGCTGGACGGCTCCCGCCCAATCCTCACGACCGAGCGGGCGGCTTTCTGGTCTGCCAAGCCGAGCAAAGCAGACTGCACCTTCGACGCAAACCCGACGCTGACCATCACGCTGGACGGCACGTTCGCAAGCTCCGGCATTTACCTCTATTTTGACGGTGGCACCGGCGACTATTGCAGCGCCCTGACCATGACGTGGTACAACGGAGAGACAACCGTCGCGTCGCAGGACTTCACGCCGGACGGCCAGAAGTATTTCTGCGCAAAGCCCGTCACTGGATACAACAAACTCGTGATCGAGCTGAAAAAGACGAGCCTGCCGTACCGGTACGCGAAACTCAGACAGATCTTCTTCGGCATTGTCCGGGAATTCGAGCGGGAGGACCTGCGCAGCGTCAGCGTCACCGAGGGCGTCAGCGTAATTTCTGACGACGTGGAGATCAACACACTGGATTTCACGCTCGACAATTCGGACAACATCGACTTCATTTTTCAGGAAAAGCAGCCCGTCAGCGCCTACGACGGTGCAAAGCTAATCGGCGTCTTTTACATCAAAAGCTCGTCCCGGTCGAGCGAACGGCTCTATGATGTATCCTGCCAGGACGCGCTCGGCATTCTGGACGACGAGCCCTTCGCGGCGGCGGTCTACAGCAGCAAAAACGCGAAGGAGCTGATAGCCTCGATTCTCGGCGCGCACTTCACGCTGGACTTCGACCCTGCGCTGGAAGACGAGACCGTAACTGGCTATATCCCGGACTGCACGAAACGAGAAGCGCTGCAACAGATCGTTTTCGCGCTTCGTGCGACCATTGACACAAGCGCGTCGCGTGGCGTGCGCGTTCGGAGGCTCACAGCGGCCTCTCCTGCCACGATCCCACTTGACCGGACATATACCGGCGGCAGCGTGGAAACGGCGGCTGTGGTCACGGAGATCCGCGTGACGGCACACAGCTACTCGACGTCCGGAAGCGGAGAGAGTGTGGAGGTCGGCGGTACGACCTACTATCACACGACGTCTATCACGTCCAAGGCCAATCCGAACGCCACCACGCAGACCAAGCCGAACGTCATTGAGGTGCGCGATGCGACGTTGGTAAACAGCGAAAACGTAGCCGCCATTGCGCAGCACATTTATGATTACTATATGCGCCGTCAGACGCACAGTGTCAAAATTATCGTGGACAAGGAAGCCCCGGGCGATTACGTGCAGACCACAACGCCGTGGGGCACGAAGATCACCGGAACGATCACCAGTATGGACATTCGCCTCAGCGGAATCGCGGCGGCAGAATGCAAGATTATCGGCACATAGAACGGAGGTGCGGCATTTGGTACAGGGAGATTCGTATAACCTTAGTGTTACCATCAAGAATAAAGGGCAGCCTCTGGACGTTGCAAGCGTTGAAAAGGTGGAAATTTCTCTGCTTTATCTGCAAAAGAGCTATCCGGGAGAGATCGGATACGAGGACGGAAAGTTTCTGTTTCCCCTCACCCAGCAGGAGACCTTTCGGCTCCCGAAGCTCTGCCAGATGCAGGTGCGCGTGAAATTCAAGAGCGGTGACGTGATTGGCTCGGAGATCAAGCAGATCGACGTTGCGCACGCGCTTTCAAAGGCGGTGTTGTGATGGGTGGCATTGAATTTGAACTCAAGAACCGCGATCCGATCGACGTTTCCTTTAACGTTTCCGTGCGTGCTGGCGGCGGCTCTGGCGGCGGAGGCATTGCATCGGCGCAGATCGACGAGATCCGCGTGCTCACGAAATCCGAATATGATGCGCTGCCTGAGAAGGACGCGCGGACACTGTATCTGTTGGAGGGCTGAAATGCTGGCAGTAGGACTCAAACGCATTCTGGAACTGTTCATCGGCTCCATGGGCATCAAATCCGCCCGCTTGGGCACAGAAACCATCTACGAAAGGCCTGGCGGCTTTTTGTACATCGAACTCACAAGCGAAGAAAGGGGATAAATCCAGATGGCAAGTTTTTTCAATCTGACACTTGATACGCTGGCACCTGCCGGCCTATCGCTGATCCTGAACGACGGCGCGCAGTACGCGACCAGCGCGACCGTCACCGCGAAGATCTCAGTCACCGACGCCGCGACGACCGGCTACCAGATGAAGATCTGGGGCACAAAGGCGGCGGCAAAGGAAGCAGATGCGTCGTGGGAGACGTTCGCCGCAACAAAATCCATTACGCTCCCGGACGGCGACGGCCTGAAGACGATCTATGTAAAGGTGCGCGACGACGTCGGCAACGAATCGGCTGCGGCCAGCGACTCCATCACGCTCAATTCCACGATTCCCGCCGTGACCATCACCGGCCCCGACAAGAGTCGCATTTCCAAGGTCACTGGCTACGACGCAGCGGCGTTCTCCTTCGTCTGCGATGTGGACTTTGAGGAATACACCGTCCGCGTCGTCCCGGCGACGAGCAGCCTGCACACGGCGGGCACGCAGATCCCGGCGACGGGCGGCTCCACGAACGTCAGCGGCACGGCGGGCGGCTACAAGAAGAACACCGCCATCAACGTCACCATCAAGGGCGCAGACCTCGAAACAGCGTCTTCCGGCGACGGCGTGAAGATCGTGAAGGTCTTCGTCAAGAACGCCGCCGGGACGTGGAGCGCAGCCTAATGGCCGCGCCGGAGTTGACCTTCTCCATTACCGGAAACAAGATATCGGCAGTCTCGGGATTCGACTCGATCACCGTCACATTCTCGTCGGACATCGCCTATACGGCTTTTGAGTGCCGCGCGACGAA